GATGTGTATCCTATACCTGGAGTTACGATATGAATAGAAGTTACAATACCAACTGTGGAAGTTGAAACGCCAATTGTTGATTGTTGGGTTGTTCCAATTCCAATATTATTATAATTTCCACCGCAATATCCAGAACCAGAATAAATAACAACTGCTCCTGTAATTACACCATTTTCTATGATTGCTTCTGCTTGTGCGCCAGAACCATAACCACTGTTATCTATAATAGCAATTGGTAAAGGTGCAGTATATCCAACACCACCATTAATAACTGATACCGAGAAAATAGAACCATTTGCAACAATAGGAACAAGACTTGCACCAACACCAGTTCCATATACTTTTGCAATTGGTGGAATACAATATTCATATTGATATCCTAGTGGCATTGGCGCTAAATCATATTGTGTTTGTGGATTTAAAGTAGATTGATTACAAGGACCAAAAGCATTATTTGCATTACCAAATCCAGAAATTGTAGCAATCGCACCTTCAATAGTACCTAATCCTCCACCTAATGCATTTGCAGTTTGTAATATTCCAGTCAATTGTGAACCATTTACATTACCGCTTAATTCTCCACCATCACCAATAGCATTTGATATTTGCGTTAAATCATTACTTATTCTATCAAGAATATCAACATTTTTAAGTTGCTTCTTCCAATCATCACTTGCTTTTTGCATTGCGACTGCCATAGAAGAAACCCATTCACTTGGTTGAGTGCATTTCAATCCACCACAATCACCAATAAAGTTATAAATTTGTGTAGCAACTGTGCTTGCTTGATGTAAAATTCCAGTAATATTTGAAATTCCACCAGTTAGCCAATTAATTCCAGATAAAATTGGTTGTATTGCTTTTTCAATCATATCCATCAATTTAGCAAGAATACCGGAAGTAAATTGCTCTACAACACAAAGACTGGGATTGATAATATTTCCAATCATATTGGTAAGCATTTTTGTAATAAAATCAATAATTTCATCAATTAAATTTTCAAAAATACAAAACAATTGATCTAAAATTGTTTTTGTTGCTTTTTTTGTGGCTTGTGACGTAGTTGGATGGGATGGATCAGTTTTTCCTAAAAGTGCTAAAAACTTTTTAAATAAACTCACAATACATTTAAATATTCCACTTCTTATGTTATTGATGATTAATTTTACAATTCCACCAATTTGACTTGCAACATTTTTAACTTTTGATGCTACATCTACAATTTTATTTAAAACTGGATCAACAAATTGATTGAAAGAATTTTCTAAAATACTAATTCCTGCAATAAAATCTTGTAATATTCCTGTAATTCTACCAATTAAATCATCTCCACAATTACTTGGTATTCTGGAAATATTTGTTCCCTTTATTTCTACATTCGCCTGCCCTAAACTCACACCGCTTGGAACATATGCAGATGGTGTTTTCTGATCTACTGTCGCACCAATGCCAGTAGATGCTGTTGTTGGTGAAATTGGCGTAGTAGTTGGTCTTAGACGATTTGTTGTGGGCGCATTGTTATTGATATAAAGAGGAGCATTTTTAAATTGAGAACTTTGTTCTGCGTCAATTGTTTTTTGGTCTATACTTGATTTTACATTTGCGTGACGATGAAGCAATCCAATAATTACTGGTTGTTGTCCATCTTCACCATCCATAAAGAAACCAACACAAGTTTCCCCTCCTTCCATCTGAAATGTTTTACTCTGTCCTCCTACACCATTTCCGCCAGTTGCATCCATTAAGCAAACTGCCCAAGGCAAATCTTCTTCCTTAATAGTATTATCAAATGGGTGATATCCAATAATTCTTACTTTACATCTAAATCCAGGATCTCCATTAAAGGAATTTTCTAAATTTACATCTTTCCAAACCTTTGCATCAGCAACTCTACCAATCCACCAAACAAATCCGTCTTTACCAAGAATGCCGGATTTCAATAAACTTTCTTCAATCATAATTCGTATTTTCTACATTCGAGTGCTTCTGGGTTTAAATTACAAAATAATTGTAATGAATTTGGAACTTCTGTTGCTGTTGGATGATTTCTTTTGTAAGAAAAAAGTTCTTCTAGATATGCTTGAAGGTATCTTTTTCTCTGTTCATTAAGTGAAGAAGTTTCTAGTTCTTCACATATTTTGATAATAAGTTCTTGTAGTTCCATTTTAGTATTTATTGGTTTGGACCATAGAGACCATAACTATCACGGATTAATTTTGCACTCGTAAGCATATGACCACCACGAGGATCAAAGTGATGACAAAGTTCTTTAATTAAATAATTTCCACTTTGTTCTGGATCTGCTTCTCCACTATTAGCTTCTTCAATTCTCGGAAAGATTGCTTCAATTATATCACCTGCTTTGAGATTTAAATTCATAGGTATATTTATATTTACTGCTTGAGAAAATAATAAATTATATCTTGATGATGATTTGGCAATATCTGCACTATCTCGCCCAGACTCTTCAAACTTTCCGCCCTTATCCAAATATCCGTGATCTGAAGTTCTTGTTAAAATTCTAGAGATTGAATCTCCAAATTGTTCTGAAACAGCAATACTTTCTGCTCCGCCCAATTGAGTTGCATTTTTAATTTCATTTTTCAAAGAATACTTATAGATACTAATTTCTTGATTATAAATGTCATAAAAATAAGTTTTATTTGCATACATACCAACTCTTAGTGATTTCATCAAATCAATATTTTTTTCATAGTTATAATTTATCATTTTGAAATTATTATTTGGATTATTATGTTCAATTACTTTCTGTGACCAAGTATAAGAATATTTTGGTTTTTTGTTTCCGGATCCCAATTGTGCATTTGATACTAAACTATCAATACTACGAAAATTAAATCCATCATAATTTTCGTAGAATAAAAATCCAGAAGTTCCTTTTGCTTGGCCACTTTGCCCCTTTCCGGAAACATTAGATACTTTTGTGATTTGTGAAACCGATTTAGGTCCCAACCAAGTCAAAACATGAAATGGTTTTTTGTTATTTCCAATAAAAGAATAAGAATTTGATGTAGTTTCTATCGTTCCTACTTTATCTGTCTGTAATGTATTTTTCAGAATATCTTTGACGTGATGATCTAGTGTTAATTTTTGATATTTTTTTTGGCATCTGACCGTTTCATTTTGCAATCCTTCCTTGGAAACAAGATGTAATGTAAATTTTTCATTTGTTCCTTCTGCATCAAGGTCGCTCACTTTATAAACAAACATTGCTCGTGTTCCATCTAATTTGAAATTACTAGATGCGGTTTCAATTTCCATCGCAACACTTTCTCCGCCACGAATAGGAAGGCCATTGAATATGGAGTGTGTATTCTCTATAACAATTATCATTGTTATACAAGGAGATAAAATATCTTCATAATAATTCATCTCAAGAATTGAATTTGTCAAATCAAATTTTTTAGACCCATCCAATGATGCAATCGTAACATATTGATATCTTAAACCAGATACTGCGTTTGTCATTATGCTGAAGAGAGATTAGTGAGAAGCATAGTCTTCCATAAACTATTTAATATCTGTCCTTCTGGAATTGATACGACAGCAACTCCACCACCATTACCTCCACCCCCTCCCATTGGAATAGGAACTGGAACCATAGAAGGTTGTGGCGAAACTTGTGATTGGCCAAGCAATATTGCTGATCCTGGTGTTTGTTCTTGTAATGGTGTTGTAATTGCTTCTGGGACTTGTGGTATTTGTCCTGGTGCTATTTGGGATTGTCTTCTTTCCCTAAGACCTTTAACATAAACATTATAATTTTTTTGTAATTGTTTAATTTCTGGATCAGTCCCTTGTTTTCCTCCGGAAAGTTGCGATTTTAATTTTGGATCTTTAAGTATCCTGTCTGCACCTTTTCCTATAGTTTGTTTTGCGAAATCTTCAATTGATTGTTGATTTGTACTTGGGGTACTTCCTCTTACATCTGATACTCCTTGTGTTCCTTTTTTGTCTTTTTTCTGTCCCTTTGCCCATTGAACGTGAACGTGATTATAGTGCCCCTCAACTCTCCATAAAACTTTATATCCTTTACCTCTCCACCAATTAGCAACTTTATCACCAAGATCCATATTATTCACAGGAATATCAATTGCTCTATTTTCATAATGTGCAGATCCTTTTGTGTGTACTGGATCTACTTGTGGATCATTTCCCAAAGATCCAAGAGAATCATTTTCTCTCATTTGCAATTCATATGGTTCTGTTGAAAGTTTTGGAGTTCCTTTTGCTAATGGAAATGCTTGCCTGAATGATGCTGCATCTGTCAAAACTTCATCTGGTGCCTTTGCGAAATTACCAGGAGGAAGTGGTGGAGGTGGTGGTTCTGTTGGATCATTTGGTGCAAGTGGTTGATCTGATGGTTCATATCTATCAGTTCCTGCCTTTCCTGGTTGTTTTGTGGGAGCACCACCCATATTACTAGCAATCTTATCAAATTTACTTACAACTTTATCAAATTTATCAATAACACTCACAAATGTAACATTACTTGCGGATGCTGCTTCTTTTTGTGTTTTTTCTTGTGCTTTTAATCTTGCATCCATCTTATCAGCACCAGTCAGTTTATCTGCTAAATTTCCACCAAGTTGTCCTCCACCAAATCCACCAGCAAGAGAACCAATAATTCCACCAATTACTGCACCAGGAGCTGCACCAACACCACCAAATAAAGCACCTATTCCTGCCCCCACCAATGCTCCTGCTTCGCCACCAGCCCAAGCACCAGCAAGACCACCAGCAAGTCCTCCGCCTGCCCCAACTCCTGCTTGAAGGTTTGATTGTCCTTCACCTTTTCTTCCCATAAAGTCAGCAGCAGTCAATCCAACAGTCAATAATCCGCCACCAAATTTTCCTATTTTTCCAATTTTTCCTTTTGGTGCTTCTTTAAATCCACCACCTCCACTTCTTCCTGCTTGTCTATATTGTGATGCAGTTTCTGCTGAAAATCCACCACCCATTGCCTTTGCACGATCGAGAGATATTATTTTACCATTCATATCACTATAAAATTTATCATTAAATCTATTTCTGTCCAATGCTCTAAACGCAGCATAATTATTAGTCAATCCGCCCTTACCAACAAGTCGTTTATAATCTCGTAAAGCAAACTTTTCACCTTTTGTTAGATTGCCTTTTTTGGTGAGATTTTTAATAATATTTTCATAACTTCCTTTGAACTTTCCTTTGGGAAGTCCAAATTTACCTTTTAAAAATTTTGCTCCTTTTCTAATTCCAAGTGCAGCAAGAAGAGAACCAAATAATCCCCCACCACCGCCATTTCCTCCACCACCAGACATTCCAATAGAAAATTCAAGGTCTTCTACTTTTTTGACCTTTGGTAATTTTATTTTTTTAACATCTTTATTGCTTGCATCTAACCAATTAATAAAGGCATCATATTCTTTCGCCCTTTTTGTTAATGGGCGTCTAGTTTTTACAATATTATTCGCAGCAGTTAATAATGGAGAAGAAAGTTTATTTTCCATTATCCATCCACAATATTATAAACCATTCTTGAATACAATGTTAAAAAATTATCATAGTTTGATGATGGGTAAAATGGGGCAGTTGGTCCATTTTGTTGTGGTGATGGTGGTGCGGATATTTTACCACCACCCCCAGATGATGCTGGTTGAACTTGTGGCGATGGTTGTTGGAATGGAATGACTTGTATTGGTTGTGGTCTTGATTTTGATGCTGACGGTGCTTGTGGTGCTTGTTGTCCTGGTTTTGTTGGTGCTTGTGGAATGGGGTTTCCTGCTGCGACTTGCCCCATTCTCCTTTTTGCAGAATTAATCCATCTTTGTATTTCTACATTATTGGAATCTTTTATTGATTTGCCTTTAAGAAAATCAGTAAGACTACCCTCTCCAAGTTGCGCCCCAGCAAGATTTGATAACCTTTCCGTTGCGGACATACCTTTATATTCTGGGGATAATTGCATCATTCTTCTATTCATTAATATGGTTCTTCCCATATAAATTTTTTCTTGTAATTCTGGATTAGATAGATATTCCTGCTGTGATGGAGTTGGAATTCCCATCACAGAAGAAGCAGATGTAATTTCTCCACTTCCCATTTGATATCTTCCAGCAAATCTACCCCCAGCACCACCCATTTGATTATATCTTGCTCCTTCTACATCTGCAATTCCTTGTTTATATGCATTAAATTGTTCTTGTGTTACGCCCAATTCGGAAAGACCTTGTTTATCGTCTTTTATCGTAATTCCAGTAGGAGCACCACCAGGACTAGGACCAACATTAGAACCAGGACTAGAAGGTTTTGAACTAGAACCGGAACTAGAACTTCCACCAGAAGATTTTCCGGGTTTTCCTTTCAAACCATCAAGTATTTTATCAAATCTATCTAAAATGGAATTAAATTTATCCAAAACATTTCCTGGAACTTCTGGCGCAGTATCTCCGGGTTGAGCATCTTCACCTCCGGGTTGAGAAAGACCACTCACAGCAGCCCCCGCCCCAAGAGCAGCAGTACCACCTAAAAGTAATTTTCCTATTCCACCCCCACCACCTTTCAGTCCTTTTGGTATTTTTGATAATAAATTCCCTTCTTGCTTCATCGCAGGACCAGCAATATTTGGTGGTCGCTTTCCTCTTATTTGAGGAACCAATCCAGCAGCCAATCCACCAAGTGCGGACATTATGGCACCAATTAATCCTCCACCACCTCCGCCACCAGAAAGACCAGAGATTTGCTCTATAATTTTAAGTATTGCTTTTCTTAGTGCCTTTGCAACATCAAAAGTTTCTGTAAAAGTAGTCTTTAAATTGTCTATATTTTCTTTAACTCTATCTAAATTCTTCTTTGCCCCAAAAAAAGTGATAAAAGCAAGTGCTTCTTTAAATTTATCAAAGAATCCACCAAAGAATTTGGAACTTTTCTTTTCCTTTGTTTCTTTATTTCCAAAAATATTTTGAATTGTATTTGTAGTATTAAAGACAGTTGAAGAAAGGTTACTAATTAATGCCTGTAAATTATTTGGTTTTGCCGATACTTTTGCTCTATCAAAATTTACAATTTTATTCTTCGCACTAGAAAGAATTGAGGATCCAAGAGAAGAACCACCAGAAACAAATTTAAGTGCTTGTTCCTTTGTTGGTTTTTGCTTTCCTATAATTTTTTCTGGTTGAAGAGCAGAACTAACCATTACTTTGTTGTGCCTTTAAGTTTTCTTCTTCTACAAACTGATTTAATAGTGCTAGGTAGATGTCCCGTTCCCAAGGTATAAGATTCTCTATCTCGGTCAAAGAATATTTATAATGCGTTATTAAAGAGAAATTGATTTTAAAATATGACTCAAGATCCATATGAGCCATTATTAGCCGAAAAAACTTGCTAATCCCTCCAACGTAACTTCACTTTCTTTTTTTGTGTTTGGATTAGTCACTTTAAAGGTGTGTGCGAGTTTGGGCATCGTATTAAAGAACTTTTCTACTTCTTGGAACTGCTGTGAAGTCAAAGTTTCAATCCAATCATTAAGTTCCTTTTTAGTGCAATCTGCTGCCGCCCAAGATTCATCGGCATTAAAGACCATATCAATACAAGAAGAAACAATATCAAATGACTTTTCAATAGAAGAAACATCATTTGAACTGAAATCAAAGTTATTCTTGATAAATTCATTCAAAGATGGATACTTCATTCTTAATACCAATCCATCACCCAAATTAATATCAGTAGAGTGCTCTGGGTCTTTTTGAACCTCAATTTCATCAATATAAATCTTAACTGGAACTTCGGTAGTTCCGTCATCACTACAAGTTACAATCAGTTCAATTGCTTCACCAACTGATTTTGCACGAACATTTAGGAAGATATATTCAATATCAAAAGTAGGAAGTTCTTCTACTTTAATGCCCTTTGTTAGGATACAATCTTTTAAAACTTGTTTGATTGCCGATGTGATTTGTTTTACGTCTTCGCTTTCAAGAGCAAGAATAAGTATCTTTTCTTCTTTGACTAAAAATGGGCGATATTTGATAGTTTTTCCTGTTGATGGCAAATCAAGAGAATATTGTGGTGTAGCAATTTTAGGTAAAGGCATTTTGAATGATTAAGTTCAGTTGTGATTATTTATTAGGCAGTAGTTGGATTTAAATTGGGAATTCCCGGACCAAGAGGAAATCCATTTCCTTCCACGTCATTTATCATTGGTGCATAGTATTGATTTGAATTTGTTGTTGGATTAGGTTTGTCTGTATTACTTAAATTTGATGGATATGGATTTATTTGTGTTCCTTTATGTTTCATTGTAGTATATCTAGTGTAACTAAAATTAATCGTAGTTTTAGTTACTGTGCTTCCTTCATAAGATAATGGAAGTGCGGTAATATTAGTTGGAAAAGCATCAATAAATTGATAGGTCAAAAGATTTTGTGTTTCAGTTGGACTATTTGGATTATTTGGATTTGATAAAAAATCTCTTTCAAATTTAGTAATTTCAATTACTCTTTTATATTGATCTGGATATTTAAATCTAAAATAATTTTCTCTTTGTTCGTATTCAACTTGACCACGAGGACTTGGTGTTTGTTCTCCCTCCTTTCTGTAAATTGGATTTATAAAATTCATCCATTCTTCAAATAAACGAATGATATTATATTCACTATCAACATAAAAAGTTAAATTAAAATCTGAAAATATTCTACGATTTGGAAATCTTTCAATTATGCCCTGACGACTACCACTTTCTTCCCCAACATCAAAAGTTGCTCCAGGAAGAACTGCTTCCGCACACATAAAATCATAAGTAAATGTTTTTGAAGCATTATTAGTTATTCCACATTTGTTTAAATATTCTAATAAATTTCCATCTTGTGCTCCAGTAGAACCACCCAAAAACATATTAACTTTAAATTGACTTGTAAGAGATACATTACCAAACATCTCTTGAACTGAAGGCAAAGAAGATCCCCCCATATCTCTCGGGGTAGTCATCTTTACATAAAGAGGATCCACTCTATATAGATTTGCTTTAGCCATCTAAATAAGCGTATAACATTCTATACTATGTATGCCCCGCAACGAAGACAGTAAATACAATCAAGGAAAATTTAATGTGGGCAGCAATAATGTCTGGGGAGATAATATTGCATAAGACCCACACCATAAATAGTAATACCCCAGACATCAAAAAATGAACTACCTAAAGGTTTATTGTAATCTTATTAGGAAAGCAGAAAACAGAATTGCTCCAGAAGGTTATACTGAAAAGCACCACATATTTCCCAAAAGCATTTAT